TCAGATACAACTTTGACGGTATAGGTCTTGTTGCTATTTGCTCCGGCGTTCCAGCACCATGCAACGTAGGTGGCGGTATCAGTATTACTACCATTGTCGCTAGTTAAAGTGAACCCATCTGAACCAAATGACGCAAGCCTGTTGCCATCAAATTCCCCTCCGTTGTAATCACTTTGAATAGTTTTTGATGCCCCTCGGACTGAATCTTGAATGTTGTGATTGCCTGTGCCATTGCGTCTTTTAGCCCATACAAGATCTGGGCCGAAAGAAATCGTACTTCCGTTGCCATCTACAAGAACATCTCCGTCAATTTCAACGGCGCAAAGATACGACCAAGTATCTCCATCGTTGCTTATCTCGATATACTCTAAAGTGCCCGTTCCAGTAATAGAGTTCCAACCATCAGGCAATGAGGTTAGATTTTGAACGGTTTGGCCCGCAAACTTAAGTCTGACCGCTGACGTTGTGCCGTTATCAGTGTTGATCCTTAGCGTGGAACTTACCTGAATTCCCCCTGGTGGGGTCCAGCGGGCATACCCATCTCCATCGTCAGCCCCAGCTCCATTTGAATACGAGCCATCAGCTACACCATCAAAAGCCTTGCTCCAAGGGTATGAGCTGTTGATGTTTGTATTGTCACCGTACTGGCTATAAACAGGCCCCCCAATTTTTTGGGTGTCAGCGTTGCCGGTATATAGAGCCGTTGTGAAGTTTTGAGACGGCGTTGAGTCGCCTGTTGAAGCCTGCAGGTTTTTGACGGTCCAGGTGTTTGAGTTGCCGGATGAGTCGGTGCCCAACGCCGCATTTGAGCTACTGTCAGCAAATTTTAGATAAAAGCCGTTAGTCCCGTAGGAGCCGCCTGAATATTCCTTGGGTTGCCACACTCCGTCAATGAACTCACCAAAGCTTGTTTCGTCAAGCTGCTGACCATCAATATGGTGAAACTCAGCAAGCAACATATTGGCTTGCCGGGTAAATGAACCGTTTACTTTTTGAATGCCGATGTAATGCTTTCTTACCTGCCCCCAAGACAAATAAGAGTTTTGCACTGGCTGGCTGCTGTATTGGCGGGATTCACCATTAACCCAAACCTTGCATCTATTTGTTGCAGTAGCTTGAGTAGTATCGACTGCAAAAACAAAGTGGTACCAAGCGGAGGGGTCACGGAAAAGCCTGCCATCATCAACACTTCCAGGCGTCCAATTTGCTGAGCTTCCTGAATCTCCAGCAGCATCAGAAGCGCCATAGTCATACATCTTGAGCTGACCAGCCTCAAAAGCTAAGGACAGACTTCTGGCCGTTACATGGTTGCTCGCAGATGTATTGTAATCCATGGCAATAATTGCCACATCGTTGGCAAAATTTGGATTAGTATGTTTTACCCAAAAAGAGAATGTCATCTTTCGCTGGTCGCCCAAAGATGTCACGTCTCGTTCTAAATGTGCGTCATCCGCTGAGTTAAACCTAAGCGACCTGTTTATGGCGTAGCCTGCAGCCGGACCAGCAGCAGCAGCGGTAGCAAGAAACAGCGGGCTTGCAGCTCCAGGAATGCTCATGATGTCCGCTTCGTGTCAAGCAATGCCGTCATCGTAATGCGGCTTGAGCTTTCCACATAATAAGCAAGAACTGAAACAGCATTGGCTGTATCAGTTACGGTCGGCACTGTACCCCCTGCAAACTTGTAAGCAGTGTTGTAGCTCAACGTATAGCCTCCCGTGCCGTCCTGCGTTACGACGATTACGCCAGACTGACCAGCAGTTGCGTTGCTTGGAGCGCTAAGAGTTGAGTCCTCTGCAAGCGTCAACGTGAAATTGTTGCCGAGGCTTAAATCCACTGCCACAGTCCCATCGGTCAACGCAACAGGTGTTCCGCGCTGAGCCTTAGTAAAGCTCTGAGCGAGCCCTAATCCAGCAATCGTTGTGGTTGCATCAGGCAACGTTAATGTCCGATCAGCCGTGGGTTCTGCAACTGCCAGCGTGGTTTCATGATCATCAGCACTAGAACCCTCAAAAATGATTGGGGCATTAAAAGTTGCATTGCCTTTGAATAAGACTTGAGTGTCAAAAGTCGCAACGCCCGTAACGTCTAGCGTTCCAGGAATGTCCACATTGCTTGTGAACTCGACATCTGTACCGTTAGAGGCTGTCTGCAGCAACTGACGAGCACTGCCATTAGCCAGCTTGCTGACTGCAATCTCCGCAGATGCACTGATGTCACCATCAACGATCGTGGTATTGGCGATCATTGCGCTGGTCACTGTTCCGGTGTCGCCAGTAGTGACAACGTTCCCAGTCACATCTGGAAATGTAATCGTGCGGTCAGCGGTTGGATTGGTGACCGTAATTGTTGTTTCGTGATCGTCCGCTCCAGAACCCTCAAAAGTCAAAACAGCGTTCTGACCAAGCAACACTGTTCCAGTAAATGTTGGACTAGCTGCTCCAATCTTTTCTGTGTCAAGCTCCTGCAAAGCTGACTGCACATTGTTGGATGAGATGCTGCCAACTGGCGTCACTGAAATGTTGGCTGCAGTTTGTCCCGCGATGGCGTTGGATACATCCACCAAAGAGAACGTTGAGCCTGACCCGAGTGACACCAACATGTCAGGCGGAGCCAAACTCACTGCAGGAGCAGCACCTGAGCCCGTTCCACTTGTGTCAACAACCACGTAATAGTTCAGGTTGGTAACGGCGGGGGCAGGCAAAGCTGAACCAGCAGTAAACCCTGCAGCTGAGCCAGCAGTTGTAACGCTGCTAAGTACGTTTGTGTTTGCGTTATAAACGCCAGCAAGAATCAGGTTGCCGCTAATAACAGTAATTGGCAGGAAAGAGTTGCCCGTAGAAACGTATAGGTCTTCATTTTTTTCATCAAAGAAGAACTGACCTTTAAAGTCAGCGGCTGGGAAAGTAACAATGTTGTCTGTTGCACTGGCGCCGCCAAATTTTGTAACTGAATTATCAGCAAGCTTTGCTCCAGTAACAGCATCTGTGGCTAGCAAAGAGCTTGAAATGGTGCCGCTTGTTATTTTTGACGCGGACAGATCTGGAATGTCATTGGCGGCAAGTGTGTCACCTGCGGTGATATGACCTTGAGCGTTTACGGTGACCTTGGTAAAAGTCCCCGTAGAAACACTGCTGCTGTGATTCAAGTTGCCTGAGGAGTCGACAGCTAAACCACTGCCTGGAATTACCACACCAGCCGCGCTAGACGTAGCAACTGGCAAGTCAGCGGCAGTAAGCACCCTGCCACCCGTAATTAAACCTTTTGCGTTGTAAGTGACTACATGATGAGTCGTTGTAGCTGTGACATCGTTATCAACCTCAATCGTGTTGGAGTCCATGCGGAGCCCTTCACCATTGACTACAACACCGCCCTTGGCACTTGTTGTTGCGACCGGCAAGTCAGAGCCTGTGATGGTGCGAAGTTGAACTGCGCCACCCGCCCCAGTTGGGCCTGCTAAAAACTGGTTAGCTGCACTGCTGTTATCAAGGGTTGCGGCAATGGTTACCGTGTCACCACTGGTAGTCGTGGTGATGTTCACGACACCAGCCGCACTGCCTGTAACTGCTGTACTTCCACTAACAGTATTTACAGACCCAGAGCCTTTCAAGCTCAGCCAAGCTGATCCGTCCCAGCAATACAGCTTATTTGCACTGTTGCTTGTGTCTAAAGCCAGCTGACCAGTGAAATCTCCACTGCTAGGCAGGCTTGTCACCAAGTCAACGGTGGACTCATCAGCAAGCTTTGCTGCAGTAATCTGACTGTCCCCTACCTTGGCAGTCGTAACAGCTGAGTTAGCGAGTGCCGCTGTTGCAATATCTCCAGCAGCAAACAGGATTTTTGCTCCAGGGATTGTGTCGTCACTTATGACCGTGACGCCAAACGAGATCAGATCGCTGACAGTGAGTTTTTTCGTCTCGCTCGCACTTGAATCAACAACAGCTGCAAGGTCTGTTGCTGCAAGGTCTGCCCCAGACAAAGCGTTAAGGGCACTGATTTTTAGATCTGCCATGACGCCTGCGCTGGGAGCAGTAGATGCTCCTCATCATAGAGCTTCAATCAGTTGTGTTCTAGACCTAAAGCCTTTGTTGCGTCTTGTTCAATCAAGATGTCATCATCAGTCTCTTGCAGCAGCTTCCCTGCCGCTCCAAGCTCCATCCGCATCTGGATTTCACCTGTCGTTATGAAATTAGCTGCTATTTTAACAATGTTGCCAACATCAAACTGCACTGCACAGTTTGTAAGTACTCCCTCAAACTCATACCAAACACTGTCATTCGCGTTATCAGCTACTCCGCTTGGGTTGTATGATTCAGTCTTTAAGTAAAACCTTGCTTTAAATTGACTGCCGATTTGAGTGCGAATTTGCAGCTCAAGAAGGTAGTTGGCGACTTCCTCTGCAGTGTTCCCCGTGTACTCCCACTCAGCTGCCATTTGGCCGGAGCCTGACATCAAAGTGCTTATTCGACTCCTAAATTCGTCAGACAAAGCTGTGGTATCCACAGTCTCTCTTTCTGTGTTCAATTCATAGTTAATTACGGAGGCCAATAGCCGGCGTTCTGCGTTAGCTATTTTTACTCTAATTGGAATGTCGCTAGAGATAGATGCCAGCGCTATAGCGTTTGCCGTTCCACCATTAATGGCAAGAGCAAATGTCTCATACAGCCTTATTCCATCCATTTCGTCGACATGTATAAATTTTTTCGTGCTGGAATTAGAGTGTCCACTTATGAAAGAAAGCGCAGCAGCATTGGTGCTGGTTATTTCTATTTGATCGCCGGTCAGCAACTGTCCGTGCTTGAAATCAAAACTAAAACGTTTTTTTGTTGCATTAACATCTGACGAATTTATTGTGCCATTGATTTGGCTGCCCTCTCGCTGCAGCTCAACTCTGCCAAATGTGCCTAGATAAACAGTCATGAAATGGAGGCCGAGGACAAAGCGCCCGTGCCGGTAAACGAAACTTCCGCTCTAGTTATTTCGCCTGTTGAAGCGCCAATGCTAGCGCTAACAATATAAGCATTTAATGTAATATCGTTGTTATCCGCTCCGTCAACCCATCGCAGGGTTAGCTGCACTGTGTCGCTAGAAGAAATACCATCCGCACCTGTTTTTATTAACTTGTTCAGGATCTCAGCAGTGTTAATTACGCCAGAATCATCTTTGTAGTAAATTAAAGACGCACTGCCTGAGTACCCCAAGACGCCAGGAGTGTAGCTGCGAATACTCTCGCCTAAAGTTGTTGTCTCAAGTATGTCTAAATCAGA